CCGCCGCTGAACAGGTCGCCAATGAGGTTCGTCAACTGCGGCACGAACTGCCCCGCACTGCCGGCGTTGGACATGATCTGGTTGAGCGCGTTGTTTTCCGCGCCGGTAACGCCCGCGTTCCCAAGCTGGCCGCGCGTGGTGTCGAGGATGTCCGTCAACAGCCCTTGCGACGGAGACCACGGGTTGGTCTGCGAGGACTGCGTACTTGTTTGCGTCGCGCGCGAAGTTCCACCCACTTAGGCCTCCATCTGTAATCGGCGGCGCATCGGTGGGCGCCGGTTGTTCGCTTGTTCTTTAGCGGTGGCCCAACGACAGTTTCCCGGCTCGTAGTCGCCATTGTTGTCGATGCGATCAAGCGTGTGGCTGCGAGATGGTTTCCGGCCCATGTCATCTAAAAATGCGGAAAAATCGTTAAGCCAACGATCGCAAATCTTTATGCCTCGACCGCCGTATCTTTCGTAGTTGTGGCGGTTAGGACTAAGGCAGCGCTCTTTCATTAAACGCCAGCTGATGTATTCTGTTGACCCAATTTTGGACTCGCCATGCGTCCTGTGTGAGCGCCCCCTATCGACTTCTCTTGCGAGGCAGCCACAACTGCGAGTGTGCCCGGACCTGATGTCTCTTAAAGAAGCCACCGTTGAGTTTCCGCAGTCGCATTTCAAGTTAAAGAAGCGCGACATGCGCTGGCATCTGGGACGGCGCGGAGCCTCAGACAAAACCACAAGCCTGCTGAAGCGCGCACCTGGATCAATCTGAAGTTCTTTCGGCACTCTCACAAATCCTTCTCGATCACGATTGCCGTCTCCCGGTAGTCCTCAAGGACACGCTTCCAGCCTCGCCGTCCGTAGATGCGCAGGGCCTTGCAGCCTTCTGCCTTCGCGTATTCCTCGATCTTGCCGAGCAGCATCAGCCAGTCCCGCATGTCCTTGCCGCCGCACGCGGTCAGTACGCAGAACTTGTCCGTATCCGTCGCCATTAGTTCAGTTGACACCGCTGCCTTGATTAATCGGCCGTCCCACACCAGCCAGAGCAGCGAGCGGCCGGACAGGATCGCATCCTCGATGTCCTGCGTATGGCTCAGGTTCGTTACCTTCACCGCTGCAAGCAGCGTCGTCCGAACGTGGGGCCAAATCTCCCTGACCCGCGCGGGGGCCACACAGACGAGATCAGCCATGGAGCGCGTAGTAGAACGTGCGCGAGGCGGTCGCGCTGTTGGCGTGTGTGATCGTGAACGAGCCGCTCGCCCGAGCGCTGATGTACATCGTCCCGCCGCCCACCTCCGCAGCAGCATTTGCCGTGGTGGGGACAAGGATCGGAACCGACTCCTCCGAACAGTTAGCGTCCGTGACGGTCGTCGTGGCCGCATTCTGCGTCAGCGTCACCGTTCCCGTCGCATTCGACCGTCCCGCCGCGAGCTGTTGCAGCGAGAGGATCAGCTTCTTGCTGTCTTTTTCTTCGGTGCCAGGAACGTAGCACGTCATACGCTACCGTCCTGTCTGATCTCTGGCACAACACCCGCACAATACGTCCACGTCGTTGCGGCCGGAATGCGCGCCTTCATCCGCGTGAGACGGGACGACAACCGGACATCGCAGCTACCCGTGCGAGAGTTGATCAAAACCTCTGACGTGCTGATCACGGCGGTTTGCACGTTCGGACGATACGTTGCCGAGCCGTAAACCGTCGCCGCATCCGTGATCGGCGCGAAGCCATTCAGATAGACCGTCCGTCCGTCCGTTCCCTGCTCGGAAGTCTCCATCGTCGCCTGCAGGTTCGACCCGGTGAAGAACCCCACCTTATGTTCGCTGCTGAACTGCGCGATCAGCGGTTGCGTCGAAACCGCGAACGAGTCCAGCGAGACCTCAAGCGCGTCAAGAGAGCTTGAAATCGAGTCCAGGTTCTCAAGCGTAATACCCGGCTGTGACAGCCCGAGCAGATATTCCCCGCTCATCTCCACCTGAAACCAGCGGTCCAGCGCGAAGTCGAAGCCAATAATCTTGTCGTACAGGTTCGAGGCGCCAGACGTTGACTTGTAGGCCCAGAAAACCCGCGTGGCCCTTGGGTCATAAGCCCCGATGAACACCTGCAACTGCGTCTTGTCGAGGTCATCGAAGAACGTTCGATCAACCCTCTCCCGCCCGATCTGCTCCGGCACTCCACCCGGCACGATCTTGTGAAACCCGTGCGCCGAGTGAAAGAAAATCGTGTCGCCCGCTCGCACAATCGAATATGGCGCAAACAGGCCCTTGTCCTGTGCAATGCGCTCGATCTGGAACACCAGCGGCGAGCCCGGAATATAGCTCATCCTGCGAATTGCCTGATCCTGGAAGATCACGCCGGACTCGCCACCCGCTACACCGCGGACAATGCCGCCGTCCGGCAAGTCCTGGAAGTCCGACGAGTTGGTGCCGCTCGTCCATGTCGTGATCGCGTTCAGCCCCGACCATTGAATGCGGTACGGTTCAGACGTGAGGCCGGACAGAACAATGAAGCGACCGACCGTCGAGACGTAATCCGCCTGTGGCGGTGAGCCGCCAAGATCGGCAAACGCCGTCGATGACGAAAGATCATAGGTCTGCGGCGCCGTGTTCCCCTGAACCGCAATCACGTTGTCGCCGAACTGCGTGAACTGCCACTGCTTGCCGGACGAGAGCGCGGAATAAGTCCACGTCATCGAATGCGTGCCGGAGCCTGCAGACGATGTGTTGATGGCCGCGCCGCCCTCGGTTGCGGAAACGGTGAAGGTATCAGCGGTCAATACAGTCTTGACAAAATACTTCGTCCCGGCGGTCAGCCCGGTAGGAAGTGTACCAGAGGTCGTGAAGACAACCGGATCATTTGCCGCCAGCGCGTGGCCAGCCTTGGTAACGACGCCGGGCGACGCCTGCGAAATGGTCACAGTGGTCACCTTGCCAACCGGCGTCCACGAATAATCCGTGTTGCTCGCCAGATAGAGCCGGTCAGACGTGCCGGCAAAGATCGCGATCGAGCCATCAGACTTCAGCGCGTAGTATCCGCCCCTGCACGCCGCCGGCAGCGCCTGAGACAGCGCCGTGAAATCCGGGAATGGCCCATAGCCATCTCCACGGGGCAGCACGTTCAGAACGTTCTTGGTTGCGTCCGAAAGATAGTCCGCAACGTCCGGCTTGTAGGAGCCCCACTGCAAAAGCGGCATCAGACAGGCGTCCATGCCTCGGACTGCTCTGTTACCTCAGTCCAGGTTTCCGATTGCGCTGTGACCTCCGTCCAGGTCTCCCCTTGTGCTACCGCGTCGTCCCAGGTGCGCGCCGCCGTGATCTGCGCAAGCGCCAGATAGCCAATCGGGAACACACCAATCATGGCGTCACTCCAGGGAGCCAGATCGTTGTCGGTCCAGAGTCAAAGCTCTGCCTGTTGCCGTGCGTGTTGAGTTGGTCAAGGACGCTCGTGAACGCAGACCCCCACACCGCAAGCCGCTCGTCGTTCTGGATGTAGGGCGTCGCCTCCAGCAGCGCGCCGTACAGATAAACATCCGGCGCGAGCGCCAGCAGCCAGTTTGAGGTGCTCGTAGATGTCAGGGGCGACAGATTGGCCCGATAGACCATTTCAAGCGTGTAATTTTCATTCGGCGTCGGCGCCAACTCCATCTCGTCGCCGACGATCGTGAAGTAAACGGGCTGGCCCGACACGTTGTCGATGCTGTAGCGATAATCCTCAAGCTGCGACTGCGCCATGAACTGCAGACGCGGCTTGCCGGTTACGCTGCTCAGCCGCACGCGCCGCATGCTCTGGAAATCGCTCGGCAAAGAGATGAACTCGGGCTCGCTGTTCAACGTGTTGACAGTCGCCGTGGAGCGGACCTCCATCCTCGGATGGAGCAGAGTCCGGTTGAGCTTGGCCTCGCATAGCGTGATGAAGTCGGGAATACGGGCAACCAGCGTCGCGTCATTGTCGCGCGCCAGCCACTCAGTAACCGCCGTGACCAGCGTTGCGTGGGTGTTGATCGCCATTCAAACCTTGCCCCGGAACGTGCGATACGGCCGGTTCTTCTCATTGTTTAACCACCAGCGCATGAAATCCCGGTCGCCTTCCTTCAGGCGCGGGGCGATGTCGCGATAGAAGATGTTCAGCGGCGTGCTGGCGATGCGCGTACCAATCGCGTCATCCCGAAACCGCTTCCCGTAGGACTCGTTCAGGCTTTCACGGTTGCGGGCCAGCAACTCGTCCTCGGCAAGGTTCTCGGTCTTGCGGAACACGTAGCCGTCGATCTGGCACAGGTAGTGTCGGCGCAGACCGTCCTCCGACATCCCCTCGAACACCCATTGCTCATCTGGTATCCGCGACGGATCAGGCAGCGATTGCATCGGCCCGGTCTGCGATCTTCTTGCCGACGATATGCTTTGCCTCGTCAAGCGGGAGCTTGATGTGCGTGCCGGCCCAAATCTTGTTGGGATAGCCGACGCCGGGCGACGTGTGCGGCTTCATCACGCCCTCGATGAACTCCTCCGGCTCGACAATCCGCCAGTTGCCGGTCGCGTCCTTGCGCTTCACGGCCTCCTTGAGATAGCCGACGATTTCGAACTCGCCGCGCGGCACGTAGTTCTTGTTCAGCACCACGGGGAATAGCTGCGCCTTTTCCGGCGGCTTCTGCGGGGCGATTGTAGTTTCGGAAGCCATGTCTGGGATTTCCTTGGGTTTGCGCTCGTAAACGCCTTTCGGCATTGGTGACTCCAAAAGAAAAGGACGGGCCGAAGCCCGCCCTGTCGTTGCTGTGTGCCGTTACGACACCGCCGCCGAGAACGGCGTTGCCTCCGTGCCCGATGCAGTGCCGATGATGCGGACCGCCCAGACATTCTCGGCAGCATCCCAAAGCTCCACGATGTCGCCGGCAAGACCGCCGGTCGTGGAGCCGTTCATGGTGATGGTGTCCGAGGACGCGGCAGTGGTGAAGTGCACCGCGGTATCGGCCGTGTCCTGGCCGAGGATCGCAGAGCCCGACATCACGTCGCTAGCGTTGGCAACCGACACCGTGAAGTCGTTGGAAGTGACCGCCGTCTTCACGAAGAACGTGTACTTGTCGCCGCCGCCCGTCGAGGCCGGAAGCGTTGCGTCCACGCCGGCCGCACGGTCCACGACGAGCAAGGTGCCCGCATGGGTGTGTCGGTCGAGCGTGACAGTTGCCGAGCTGAGAACGATGGGCTGCTGGGGATATGCCATTGCTGTTTCTCCTTAGGTCGAAGCCGACAGGCCGAAGAGGTCAGCCGCAACGCCGTGCGCAGCCTCGTTGTTGACCAGCAGCGAATACTCGGTGACGAGCACCCGCTTTTCCGCGTCGCCGGTTTTGGCCGGCTTCACGAGCTGGATGTCATCGAACACGCCGAGCGAGACCATGCGCGGGTCGATCAGGAAGGCGTTACGGGCAATAGCCCCACCCGCACGAGCCATCTGACGGTTCGGAACGACCGAAATCTCGCCGAAGTCGGAAAGATAGGTGTCCGCAGCCCCGACGATGGTCGTCTGACCGCGCTTCGGAGTCGCATAACGCTGCTCCGCCACGCCAGCGTCGTCCATGAATCCCGAGAACACGGTCTTCACGTAGGGCGACACCATCAGCACCTTCGGCATGCCACCCGCGTTGTAGGTGGACAGGATCACCGCATCCATGATGGTCTTGGTGAAAGCCCGCTGAGTGCCGTCCGTCGCCGCGTCAACCACACCCGTCGAGCTGTTGAAGCCGCCCGACGCGCCGCCTGCGTCCATGTTGTCGTTGCTCGACAGCCATGCGCGCATGCCGCCAAGCTTGCGGTTGGTGGCGCCGTTGCCCGAGCCAGCCGAAGAAGCCTGGTTCGAGAGGCAGATCGCCTCCATGTCGATGCGCAGCTCGACACCCTTCTTGGCAACCTCGCGGGCCAGTTCGGACTTGCGGCCGGCCTTCGAGGTCTTGTCCTGGGTGCGCGAGATGACGATCTTCTTGTCCGAAATCTGCGTGTAGTTGCCCACACGAGTCGTCGGGGTCACCGCATCGTAGGTCCAGTCGTTGCCTTCCGGCTGGTTGTTGTCGGTGTCAACCGCGCCGAGCGTGTCGGTCTGCCACTCGGGATGAGTGGAGGAGACCGGCTTGCGGCCGATCAGGCTGAGGAAGGGGGTTTCTTCCGGGGTAATCTGATAGATGCGATCGGCCAGCTCTTCGCGATTGCCGACAGCATCATACGTTTCGAAGGTGTTCGTCACCTGCGACATGATGTGTTCTCCTGAGAGGGGTTAAAGATCAAGGTCCATGAGCGCGCTGACGCCGGCATCGAAGTCGCCGGTCTTGCGCAGTTGCTCTTTCCTTGCGATGTGCTCGCGGGAGGTTTTGGCCTTCGGGTCCATGCGCTTCTTGCCCGAAAGAACGGGCTTCGATTGCACGGTCTGCTTGACGGACGGAATGGACTTGCGCGCACGACGATACGCCGCGAGATCGCGGTATATCCGATAGAGCCGATGATCGAGGGCGCCGGCAAGCTCCTCTGCCGAGAAGCCATAGTCCGCCATCGTATCGACCGACTCGGCCCAGAACTTGTTGTAGACCTCCGGCTTTTCCAATTCCGGCATGGCCTGAACGAGTAGCTTGGCCTCTCTGTCGTGCAGTTCCTTTTGCTGGCGCTGTTGCTCCTGGGCCATGCGAGCCTGATCGGCCTGCGCGGTTTGCTGCAACTTCGTCAGCACTCCGATCCGTTTATCGTAGTCAGCTTTCAGCGCCATGTACCGAAGCGGGTCGTAACTGGTCGAGTGTTGATCCAGCAACGTTTCGTCCGGCGCAGGCGGCAAGAACTGCTGCGATACCTGAAGGATAAAGTCCCGCTGCTCCTGCAAGGTGCGAGCGTGTTGTTCCACTTCGGCCTTATGGGAGGCCAAGGTTTCTCTTTCCTTGGCGTTTTCCTGCGTACCGCGTGTGAACGAAGCTTGAGAGAGATAACCCCGCTTGAGGTCTTGCACGGAGATCACGGTGCCGTCTTTCAGGCGGACGTTCGCAGTATCGGCCGCGAACTTGCCTGACTCGTAACCGGGTCCGGTTTCTTCCTCTTCGGTGGCTTCCTCTTCGGTCGCTTCCTCGGTCTCCTCGGCTTCCGGCTCTTCGCCTTCCGCGTCGGCTTCCTCGGTCGCTTCCTGTTGAACCTGATCTTCTTCCGCGAGGTCCGTTTCCGGGTCCGTCAGAACACCAGCCAGAGCATCCACGCCGTCGTCAAAAGACAACGGCTCGTCGTTACCAGCCGCTTGCGCGGGATTGGTCTCGGGCATTCAATTTTCCTTGTGTGTTTGCCGGGAGTCGTTCAGGCGAACGAGCCGGCGTCTTCCTGCACGTCTGCCGCCATGATGTAGCGGTCCAGAACGCTGCGGATTTCATCGATCACTGCGACCTTCTGCTGAAGGCGCACGATCGCTGTGTAGTTGTCGGCGTCGGCTTCCACGAGCGCGTTGAGCGCTTCAGAGCGGATGTCAGCCAGCGCCTTGATAAATATCGGGTCGTTCTTGAGCCGGTCTGCTTCCTTGGCAAGGTGGTCGGAGGTCATTCCGCCCCCTTCGCGCTTGCCGCTTCCATCTTCTGCTGATGCGCCTCGGCGCCGGCTGCAACCTTGAACGCACCCGCCTCGATTGCCTGCTGGTGCTTCTCGCGTTCAAAAGCCATCTTCTGCTCGAATTCGCGTTCCTTGCGCGCCTCTTCCGCCATCTTCAGTTCGCGGTCGAGTTGGAACTGCAAAACAGCCAATTGCTTCTTGAACTCAAAATCCTGCTGCGCCTGCACCATCTCAGCTTGAGTTTTCTGATTCTGCGCCTCGATGTCGGCCTGCATCTGCACGCCCTCGATTTGCGCCTTGCGCTCGTCAGCCTGTTGAGCGATCTGCGCCTGCTGCTCACCAAGCTGCAACTGCGTCTGAGCCTTGATCTGCTCCTTCTGCATCTCAGGATCAGGCCGGTTCGCAGCCTCTTGCTTCATCTGCTCAAGCATCTCAGGCTTGATGTCGAGATAGAACTGGTCCGGGTTCTTGATGCCCGCGCTTTCCGCAAGCTTCATCGCCGTGGTGTTGATCTTGGGCACCATCTCAAGCGCCTGCCCGGAGAAACCGGCCGCAGCCAGCCGATCCGTCATCGCCATCTGAACATTCAGGATCGTGTTCAGCATCGCCATGTCACGATCGCGCGACCCGGTGCCGAGCCCGATATTGATCGTGGCGTCCATGTTTGCGTTCCACGACCTCGGGTCCATCTCAACCCACGTATCGCGAAGCCGAATGGTCCTTGGCCGATCCTGATGCTTGACGATCAGCTTGAGGATTTGCCGGAAGACCCGCTTCCAGCCCAATTCCGCCTGATTGCGCGCGATCAACTCGATCTGAGAATACGCCGCATCCTTCTGGTTCTGGTTCGCCGTCGCCGTCTGATTCTGCAGCGCCTCCGGGTCCAGCGCCATCGTTGACCGGGAAACACCCGTGCGCATTTCCCGCACGTTGTCGAAGTGCTGCAGGCCCAGCAGCGCCTTGTCGCCGATAAACGGCACGGCCAGTGGCGCGGGAGGCAAGGCACCCTTCTTGTACCAGACCGTAGACCCGAACCTCGGGCTGCGCAGCGTCTCAGGATTCGCAACCGAGTTCTCCTCGGCCGCCGTCATCGGGTTGTTCACCCAATACAGGTT